TAGGGCCAGCGGGTTGGGTTCAGGCGGATCAGGTCGCTCATGGCTGAATGGCGATGGCGGCCACAACGGCCGCATTGGTGGTGCCGTGGCACTCGATGCTGAGCCGGGCGACCTTGTTCGCGGGGAGCGAGGCCGGCTTGGCCGAGACGAACACCCAATCGACAGGGAAGATCAGCGTGCGCGAGCTGGCGCCGGGGATCAGCCGCAGGCCCGTGCTGCGCCCGTTCGCCAGGTTGCTGGTGGTCAGCTCCAGTGGGCCGGTGAGCGTGATCGTGTTCACCTGCCCGTCCAGCGCCGCCAGGTCGAGATTCACCGTGGCGGCGTAGGTGATCGTGCCGAAACCCGTCGCAGGCTGCAGACCCGCCGAAGACGTGGAGACAAGGGGGAGCGTCGCATCAGTGCCGGTCGAGCTGCGCACCTCGCGACTGGCCGCGTCGTAAGTGAGGTCGGTGCCCACATTCGCCTGGGCTCCGGCCTCGATTCCGTCGAGCTTGGCCTTGTCAGCTGAGGCCATCAGGCCCGCCGTGCTGGTGGTCGCCAGCCCAGGCACCCCGCTCAGATCCCCATAGGCTGCCGTGTACGCCAGCGGGGGCAGAGCAGGGCCTGCCGCAACCGCCAAGCTGCCCGTGCTGGCATGTACCCGCCCAATGACAGCAACCACCTGTACCAACCCAGTGGTGGGGCGGGTTGCGGTGAGGCCTCCGGTCAGGCCCACATACACCGGATCGCCGCTGGTCAAACCTGCCGTGTTGACTCCGGTAATTACGCCGGCCACAACACCATGCCCGTCCTGATTGGAGCTTAGAGCGGCCGGCAGGATTCCAGAGGCCGGCATTGCGGCCACCGTGTCCCCTCTTGCAGCGATCACGAGGACACGATCGGTGTCACCCTGACTGCCGGTGACGTGATACGGGACCAAGGCCGCCAGAGAGACGCCATCGGCACGGACATGCTGGTAGACCTCGCCCGCCAGATTGCCGTGAATATGCTCCAGGTTGGCAGTGCCGGTAACGGTAAGACCGGTGAAGAATGGGGAACCTTCCTCGCCCAGCTGATCGATTCGGATCTTGTCTGCTGCGCTTTGCAAGCCCGCCAGCGTGGTAGTGGCCTCGGGCAGGCTTACATCCGCGCCTGTGCTACTTGAAAGAAGCCTCGTGCTGGCCGTATAGCTAAGATCAGTAGCTACGTTTACCTGGGCGCCAGCCTCGACACTATCTAGCTTCGTCTTGTCCGCCCCACTCATCAAGCCGGAAAGGGTTGCTGTCGCCTCTGGTAGGGTTACGTCATTGCCCGTACTTGATTCAAGTAGTCGAGTAGAAGCGGTGTAAGATAAATTAGTGGGAACATTTACTTGTGCCCCCGCAGCAATTCCATCAAGCTTGGTTTTGTCCGCAGCGCTTTGCAGGCCAGGAAGCGATGTGGTTGCCTCGGGCAGTGTCACGTCCGCCCCCGTGCTACTAGACAGCAGTCGAGAGCTTGCCGTGTAACTTAAATCAGTGCCTACATTTACCTGCGCCCCCTCCTCCACATTAAGCAGAGTTCTGATTTCAGAAGCTGTTACATCTTGTGGATCTCCGGCACCAACAGCAATACGAGCCTTAATTGTTCCACTGGCCATGTTTGCCAGCTTTGTATTGCTAACAGTATCAGGGTCGATGGTCCAAGTCGAACCACTGGCTGAAACCGTTATATCCCCCTTGTCGCCATCAGTTACACCACCCGGCCCACCAGAGCCAGGCGGCCCAGCAATCCCAGGCACTCGAAGAATGATCCTCGGCTGCCCAATAGCACTTGAAATAGAAACAGACTGGCTCATGGTGTGCTATACCCCTCAGAGATAAAAGCAAGACCTTCAAGAAGGTAAAACGGACGAGAGCCTGAATCAACTACAAGTAAATCATAAAAACATTCGCAAGGAAGATTTATGGTGCTCGTAGCAGGCAAGGTCCAGTAAAACTGTCCAAGGACTCGATTGACATAATTTATTGTAAAATCTGCAAATTTGTTTGCCCTAGCCTTATCCCAGATCTGAGAATAAATATTTGCCCCCGTCAAATCAATATTATTGTCCGCTTCGTCAAGCAATTCAACCAGATAACTAAAATCCGATCGCCTCTGGAGCTGTATATTGAATTTTGCGGGTTGAATTGACATCTCTACCTTAAGCAGTTAGTCAAACGTACTCTGTAACCTGAGCCGCACCATTGGCGCTAGCCCAAATTCCATAGATAGTATTTGAAAAAATTAACTGCTGATCGAACAATCTAAATTCACCTGCCTGCATTTCAATAAAACAGTTTGCAACGGTTGCTGGATTTGAAAAACTAAGATAAAGCTTTGAGGTGCTGACATTGCTAATAGAAATTCCCTTTCTTGCCGTATTTGCAGCAAGAATCGGAACACTGCTTGCACCACTCGCAACACTTGTTGTTGCAGGAGTCCTGAGCGGCGAAGCACTGAATTGATCAACCTTGATCTCTCCGCTGGCGGTTACACCAACAGGTCTATCCGCTCCATCCGGCCCCCTGCCAATCAGAAAAGCGCCCGCAGACATGCCCATTCAGCTGCTACATGCTCAATCTAGCCAGCCGCGCCCAGGCAAAGAAAAACCCCTCCCGAGGGAGAGGCCAGGTGATCTTGATGATGATCAGGACTTCGCGAGATCGAAGGCAGGAGCCTCCGAGGGACGGAAGTTAATCGAAATCGATTGAGCATCGTCAGGGTTCACGTTCAGGCTCGCAGAAGTCAGAACGATCTTGCTCTCGATCGAACGGCTTAGAGAGTCGCTAAGGGTGCCACCAGAGAACACCTGATCGATGTAGAGCTTAACCGCAGCGCCAGTTTGACGACGCTGAATCACGTCTTCGATCATGCGATTGGAAATGGACTCTTCTTCGTCGGTGGTGTAGATAGTAGCGGTGCCACTACCATCTGCAAAACCAGTGACATACTTGCGAAACGGTGCATACTGCCCAGTACCCTGACCAATGGTGGTCACGTCGATCTCGGAGCGAGTAATCTCAAAGCTCCAATCACGAACCTGCCCAACAACAGTGAAACCCTTGTAAACGATCTTCGCCTTTTGGGCCCCAAAGCCAGAGGGCTGAGCAGTTGCAGTTGCAGCAGTGCCACCAGCGGTGGTGCTAATCGTCATCACGCCCGTGGCCGGGTCATAGGTTTTGACGAAATAGTCACCAGCGGCAATTGCATTGGTAGTGGTCGAACCAACCGGATAGCTGAGAGTAATAGGATCATTCACCCGAAAGCCAAGGAAAACACCAACAGTGATGTTGGACCCAGTGGCGGGAAAGGCGGTGGCGAGAAGACAGGCTTCAGTGTTGGCGGGCTTGTAGTAAAAAGCCCCGGAAGTGCCGGTAAGCACCGTAGTGTCGCAAGTCATGATTGCTTTACACAGAACAGCAGTACGGGCACTGCCCGGTTACATTCAGAATAGCCGTGGCTGATCACTCAGAGCAGGGCACCATAGCCTGCCAACCAGCAGAAATCTTGCCCATAAAGTGAGGCGAATAAGACGAAAGAGATGGCTCAATTGATTCTGCTCTTTCCCTGATGAAATCCGGCCCCGTAATCGGCCCAGTCCTTACGAATACTTGATCGACATTCTTTTTTGTCGCCCCAAGTTGAGTAATGACTTTTGCCGCAATGCCAATAAGCTCCTGACATCTTGCAGGCCCGCCCCCGAGAGGAGCAAAGCAGCGAACAACGAGAGCGCCTCTCGCATTTTTCAATGCTTGAGATATGCCCGACTCATTCATCAACCCGAAAGTCAGGTTGATGCGAACATACTCCTTCGGGGGATCCGGCGGGACTGCCGTGATGTTGTCAAAGTAGACGGGAACCGGAGGAACCTGAGAGTTAAAAGCGGTCAGCAGAGGTGCCTCAATGGCAGCCCTGATGCGCTGATACTCTGTTAGGCCATTAAGTATTTGATCCAGCATGACCCTCAGGGAGAAAACATATCCACATCGCTAAATGCAAACGAAACCCCATCAGCAAGATCTTTCTGCAGGGGGCCACCCTTGACATAGTTATCGAGCCAGTCCTGCTCAGCAGTTCTAGCCGCAGGAGCATCTCGCAGGTCACCACTGAAAGGATCGCCAATCTCGTGACGAAGACTTGGGTTGTCCCTCGACGTGCCAAGCTCCAGGGTTCTTTCCTTTATGGGCGCATTATTCGGGCGAACAAATCTCGCCCTTTTTCCATCAACTGCTTCCTCTGCGTGATCAGACACGTTGACAATATTAAATTTTGATACATCTCTGGCAAGATACTGCTCAATACGTCTAACAGGCGCATCATTTTTTGTGTATATCTTAATTCCCTGGGCATCAGATGAGCCACCCCCAAAGGCCTGAGGCCTCTGCCCAGCAGGAGCGAAGCCCCAAGACGCGGCAAATTCACCACTCCACGCAGGACCGGCCTGAGCCAGGCCATTCATAGAGCGAACTGCAACCTCCTGGATAGATCGAGCTATAACCCTTGTAAGGTTTTTTTCTACGCGCAAAAGCTCTCGGCGCTGAACAGCGGCTAAATTCCTTGCGGATTGACCGGCCCTGGCCCGCCTAGCTCTTCTGACCATCAGCTCAACCTCCCAACAACTACATGCAGTATAGGATTATCCCCTCGATAGGACATAATGCCAACAATCTTCGCCGTTCTTTGCGCCCCATCTTGCAAATATCGCACAGAATCAGTAGTTCTCGGATAATACACCCCGAGCGATGAAGCTGAGATCAGAATCTTCACATCTGTCATCTGATAAAGCCCCTGCACCTCTTCCGGCCTGAGCTGGGTCGGGAGAAGCTTGATGGGGACCTCCGAATCACATCCCATCACCGTCCCGGTATATGGGTCATACTGCTGATTCTGAGATGACTTAATATAAGTGCCAGAAATTCCCCACTGAGCAATCAGCGGCCCCGGAATCTTCCCAAATACCCGATCAGCAAGAGACATGGCAGATCAAAGAGGATTGCTGTACCAGCCCCCAGAGACTGGATAGACCATGCCGCCCGCAAAAGTTACACGCCGCCCCCTGAAAGCACCAGCGGCGTAATACTTGTCAATCCTGGCGGAACTGCCTTTTGTCAGATGAGACTGATGAAAGCTACTGTCGATAATATACTTTGAAAGAATATCCATTGCAAACGGTGGAATAAACTCAAAGCCCGACTGCACTGTGTCTCGATCTCGATACTTAACCTGAAGAGAGCCACTGCCAAGATTCACTTCATCATACTGATCGTTCTCCCTCAGTAGAGCGCCCCCATCATTATCAGCCCCAATGCCTGCATAGCCCCCAGTTGTAGTAAGAAAAGCCGCCATGTAGGAAACAGCAATCTCAAAGTCAAGTGGAAGCTCATCGCTTGGAAGAATTCGCCCATCGAGCTTCATGCAACGAGGCCAAGCGAGAGACTGCTGAGGGTCAACCAGAGCCCCCTTCCACTTGAGAGGGTTGATTGCCATTGTCGCCCCCACAAGCGTCTGCTCTTTTTGTTGATTGCTAAGAGCGAGCCAAGAAGTAATGCCTGGGCTTTGCGGCAGGTCAGAAAGAAGCGAAGTGGCCCTCGCCGCACTCACGAAAGAATTGGCGTTAGACGCCCCAAGAGTGGAAACGAAGGCCATTCACGCAATCACTTAGGGGAAGTGACACCAGGGGCTGCTTTCACCTTAGCCGTAGAAGTGACAGGAGCTTTCGCCTGCACTGGCTTTGACTCAGCGGGTTTCGATTCAGCCGGTGGCTTGATCGAGCACTCAGCAGCAAGAACCTCTTCTGCCGGGGGCTCCACAGGTGGAACACTCTGCATCTTTTCTTCAGCTTTACGCTCTTGCGCTTCACGAGCAAGACGGAAGGTGATCATGGACATGGCTTGTTTTGCGATTGAGTAAGAAAAAGCCCCACCAGCATATTAAATGCCAGCAGGGCCCAGCGGTAATGCAACCAGGGATCACACGTAGCAACGAAGCTGAGTCAGGCGAATGTTGCGATCGTCCTTAAACACCTTTTTCCAGTTAGCGCCAGTGGCAAGCTCGGTGTTGGTGGGCGAGTTACCAGCAGCATTGCCAGTCCAGCTGATGCCGTTGGGATGCACCAGATAGTGAGTACGGTTGATCAGGAAGTCAACCGCCTTCAGAGTGTCGCGATCAGTTTCCACCGGAGTCTTGGCAGGAGCAGTCGCATAAGCGAAAGCGCCAGGGCCAAAGAAGTAGGTGTAATGAACATCTGCGCCACCAGTACCAGCGCCAGCGTCATAGGGAAGAGTGTCGTCCACAAACACGGGACGGCCCAGATAGGTGCCCAGCTCAAGGCGCTCGCGAGAGAGGCGAGTATCCAGCTGGCTGGTCTGGCTCGCGGGAACGATCAGGTCCAGGTTCATCAGGGCGTAATACACCGGGGAGCGCATCAGGATGCCTGTCAGCTCCTGACCAGCGTCACCCAGCTTGGCGATACCGCTCACCATGGCCGACTGGCTCAGGGCAGTGGAGTTGCCACCAACAGCGTGACTGGTCGCCAGGGGACCCCCAGAGACGAACATGCCGCGCAGGATGCTGATCATGGTCTTCTGCATGTCCCGCACCCAATACTGACCAGTGCGACGAGCAATGGCCTGCATGGGGTCGGAGCCAGCCAGCTCACCAGCCAGGTCGGAGGCGCTCCAGGCACGGCCACGCACGTTGCGAACACCGGTCTGAAGGTCGCCAGCCAGCACCGAGGGAGTCAGGCCAACAGCGTCATTCAGGATCTCGGAATCGCCCGAGAGATCGCCAAAGAAAGGAAGGTCGATGGTTTTGCCGCCTTTGGCGAACTCAGCCTGGATGGCATCATTCGTCACCATCAGGCCAGAATTGACCAGTTGATTGCGGTCTTGAACCTCTTCCTGCTGGTATTCCAGGAAGAGCTGTGGGATAAAAGGAACACCAGCGAGCAGCATGGCTTTAGCCTCAAAGGAAAGGATTGCTTGAGCGG